GTATGACTTTAATACATCATGCTGAAATGGATATAATTTAAATTTAATCTTACCACGTTGTGGGTGTTGAATAACACAATATTGATTAATAAAATATGACGGGTCTTGTACACATTTTAAATAATTTACTTTTATTGCTTGCTTTAAATTACTCATCTTCTATGTTCATTGGAAGCTAAAGCGTTAGCGACAGTTTTATCAAATGGATTTTTTTGTTTAATTTCTGCTATTTCTTGTTCATATTCTTTTAATATACCATCCCACCTTTTCTTTTCCATATCAGCAACCCAATCATTCCACTTCCCTTCTCTCTGTAAAGTAGCTTCAAATTCCATTTGGCAATAATAACATTTTTGCATTCTATTATAAGTTTGTTGGTCAATGGTTTTTAAAATTAACTTTTCACAAGCTTTACATTTATCAAATCCTTTTGGTGGAACTTTTGTGATTTGTTTTCTCTTACCATCTTCTTTAACATATTTTCTACCGCTGGGTTCTTCCCAAATCTCACCCTCTTTTCTCATGTGAATAGTTTTTCCGGTGTAACCAATTCTTGGAGTACCTTGTCCACCAACTCCTGCTAGTAATTTTTTTACTTTTTCTATATTTTTACTCATAACCTATTCCTTAAAATGTCATCATACCTGTTATTTGATTTATAGGAGCAAACGCGCCTGTAAATTTATAAACATTTCCATTGTATTTAAAAACTATTCCTTCCGTTGGAACAACAGCATCCAAACCACCAATGGCATTTAATCTATCTAATTGTATTTTTAATTTGTTTAATTTTTTTATATCACCACCGCTTCTTATATCTTTTATAGAACTCTGTAATTTCTTTCTCATATTTTGAACTGATTTTGCTGGATTTACAGCCATCCAACCATCCATATTTTTCAATACAGTTGCACCAACCTCAAAGAATAATTCTTCAAATGGTTTCATATTCTCTTTAACCATTCTAGCATGGTCAATCTTATCTGTACTTAATACCCATTCTAAAAATTTAGGGTATTCTTTTAAATCTTTTTTAATCTGTGAAATCTTATATGACTTGTCAAAGAAGGCCCATCGTTTTGTTAACTTGACTAATATCTCATTTGTTATCTTTGGATAGCCAGTTTGGTTAGCACCATTAAAAATCCATTCTTGCCAATACATCTGATGATATAAAGAAAGAGTATCGTTATCTTTTAAAGCATATTGTGATTGTAGTTTTTTTAATTTACCTAAAAATTTACCCTTTAGTTTACCAAAATCTTGATGTTTAGGTACTGTCATAAAATGTGGTTTTTTAATCTTGTAATGTTTTTGTACGTTTTGATTAACTTGTTTAATCATACCAGCTAATATTCTTGCACTATCTTTTGCTTGCCCAATCACTCTTGCACTATCATCATATTCTAATGTCCCATGAAACATCAATTCTGTTATATCATAGTTGACGACATTCTCACTGGCAGGCCACATCACTTCTAAACTCATCCATTTAGAACCCTCACCAAATACTTTAATTCTCTGTTTATCACTTAAAGCACTAATTGCCTTTGATAAGTCTCTTACGGCATAAACAAAGGCATTTCTAATATCACCTCGTCCTTTAAATTTACTCTCCACGTCTTTTATACTTAAAGCAGTTTCACCTTTGTTTTTTATATGTCCTTTATTACGAGCGGAGATTAATTTACCATTCTTCCAACTTATCATAAGATTCTGACCATCAGTTTTTTCCGTAACATTATCTTCCCGACTTAATGTTCCACCTAATCCCATTGTAATAATATTTTTTAAATCCTTAAAGGTTAATTCCTTGTCATCAAAAGGATGACTCATATGCCCATAGGCTCCACCCATTAATAATAACTCCTTTTGTTCTTTATAAACAACTTTTAATTTTCCTTTATCTATTTGTTTATCTTTATGTAAAGTATTCATATCAGATTTAGTCAAAACTACTTTTGGTTTTTCTTGTGGTACTGAAGCTTGAGCCTGTATACTCGGTACGGCATAATAAGCTTTTCTCAATCCAAACTTTTTAGCTGATATATGACCTTTACCACCATATTTTTTATCTAAATCTTTTTGAGCTTCTTCTTTTGAATATCTTATTTTAATACCACGCCTCATCAATCGCTGTTTAAACATTTTAACTTTAGCCGATACTTCTGTTAATGATAATACTTCCTTTACAATATCATATTCATCATGTTGTTCATTTCCTCTATTAACATCTGTTTCTTCTGGCTCTTCAGCATCAAGTTGTTTTGCTGTTTGTGGACTGTGTTTTATTACGGATTTTCTTGCTCTTGCCATATCATCAGCATACTCATATTCTTGATTTTTTAAAATCATATCAATGTGGTCTAACCACTTGTTCCATAATTCAGTACCGACATAATCTGTTAAATTTTGAGCACTTGGTTCTTGAACACCAGCAGGTCCAAAGGATACGGAATCAACAGGTCCTTTTGGATATTCTGTATCTTTAACAAAACCAAAATCTTGACTATTATAATATTCATCATCAATTAAATTATGTGCAATTTCCCATCCTAATTTCCCAGCTTCGGTTTCAGCTCTATCACGATATGATTTTAAACTTGATATAAAACCAGGTCCATCATCCACTTCTCCAGCAGTATGTGTGCCTGAATTTTCAAATAAACCCACATGATACTCAAATAACTTTTTGAATTTATTTACCATCATAATATACAACCCTTTATCGAAATATCCAAATGCTTTTTTGAAAAACTTTGCCTTTTCTTTATCATCAATTTTTGGATTACCCAATATATCTCGTGTTCTCGTACCACTTAAATTTCCAAATTGAGGAGCAGTTAGAAAATATCCGTGTTCTTCATATCCTTTAATATCATTCTTATTTTTTTTGTAATCTTGATAATAAGTCTTACCACCACTTTTCTTTGTACCAGCTTTTAATCTACCAGCATCTTTAGAACCAAATGCATAAACGACTGCCGTGGTATCGGTATTGAATTTCTTCAATAAGTTCTTTGCCACATAAGGTGTTTTTTCTTGAATGATACGATTAGCTGGAATACCCATCTTAACCATATGGCGAACTTTCTCTTTAAAGTTCATTGGATGTCTTGGTGGTTTTTTTATATTTGTAGTGGTAATGTAGGCTTCATCAACTTGTTTCTTTAACCAATTGTAAGTAGCTAAATGTCCTGAATGAAATGGTTGGAATCTACCACCAAATACGCCAATAGTTTTTTTAATGTTTGTAGCTTCATTTAATTTATCTATTTGTTTTTCTATATCTTTTATTTGTAACTTTAACTTAGAATTATTGGCCCCACTACCAAATCCTATAGCCTTTTTAATTAGTTTTTGTCTCTCATCTCTGAGCTTATTTTGTTTTATTTGGTCTTTTCTACTTAATTTTTCATCAAAAACATTTGGTTTTTTCTCTAATCTAAATTTCATAGCAGGTCTGCCATTAATCAACAAATCACCCTTTTCATTCCAATCAACAGTTTTAACAACAACCTTTTTGTTTTTAAATTTACCCATCCTTACAGTATCACCAATTTCTACAGGAATTTCTATACTTTCAAAGAAGCGAGATTGACCTGGATCTTTAAATACTGTTTGAAACTTCTTTTGTTTTCGTAACCAAGCTTTTCCAATTTTACTTTTAATTGGTTTGCCAAGAAACTTATTAATACCCATATTAACTAACATTTTAAATTTCTTTTTAGCTTCACCAGCATCTAAGAATTTATTATTATCAGCTATTAAAAAATTAGAACTACCAAATAAACCTTGAAAGAAGGCTAAATTATTTTGGACATCCTGCCAACTCTTTCTAACTATTTTTTCTGGTACTACACGTGACCTTTCTTCATTTCTAGATAAAGCTACATCTAAACTTGTATTTACAAACACCATATAAGAGTCATAACCTAATGCTTCTAATTTATCTTTTTGTTCTTTTACATCTTTATATCTATGCCCAGTACCATCAATGATTACGCCTAATCTACCATCTGTGTATAATCTTAGTCTTTCTTTACTTAAAGATTTAGCAAATTTTCTTAACCCACTCGTATCATAATCAACCTCATCTCCATTTCTATCTACTCCGGTAAGGTCTTGGAATAATTCATCCGGCATTACATCCAAATCCGTTGTGCCGAAATACTTTTTCATCAGCATTTCAAGTTCAGAATCTTGGTTAACCATTTTTAAACCTGATTTAGATACATTAACCTTTTCAGGTATACCAAATAGGTTTTTAGCTACATAAGATTTGCCACTACCAGGTCCGCCAGCTAAAAAGATAGCTTTAAAGATACCTGGATCTCTAGCTCCCTCAGTTAGTATATCTTCCTCTGTAAA